GATTATGACCCTGTAACTCTCCACCATCCATTACCAACAGATGTAACGCTATAAATTGTGGCTGAACCTGAGCTTGTGCCGTCAGTCAAATTGACTAGTCTATATTGTGCTGAACCAAATGCTGTTCCAGGAAGCTGAACCCACACAAAGTTTCTTTCAGCAGCTTTAGCATAAACAGAAAGAGTGTATGTCACACCTGCTGTAAACGACATTGTTTGGTAAGCATAATTACTACCTGTTACTGCTGTTTCAGCTAATTTATCAGCAGTCGTAGTCCCGTCAGGTGAAACTGTAGCGTTAGCTGTAATTGTTGAGTCTTGTTTAGTCCAAGCAGAATTATCAAACTGCTCAGAGTATGTTAGCAAGTTATGAGGAGCATAGACAATATTGCCACTAGAGTTAGTGACAGTAGCATTAGATGCTCGGCTGAAGGTGATGCGAGGGTCTAGTGTAGAAGAACCTACAAAATTTAATGACAAACCTTTGTTAGCTGCTGTACCGTCACCAGTGCCACTATAGTTGACAGGTACATAACCAACACTATTTACCAACCAAGCGTCAGTTCTTGTGTCATCAATAACTACAGGGACATAATCAACCCAAGCTTGTTTACCTGTAGATGTTTGTAGCATATCAATAGCTACATAGCCTTTTTGATTGTAAGTGCCTTCTTGGAAGTTATCTGAAATGAATCTTACTGGAATGTAATTAACCCATGCGACATCACCTGCTTTAGGTGTGTACGGATAGGCTTTCATTTGTCTTCTGCCGAACGCAGAAACTGAAGAAGGTAATGAATATGGAAGCACTGATTAGTCCCCTTGTTGTCAAAGCATGAACACTGCTTTATCTTACTAAAATGCTCTAGTAAAGCACTTTAGAAAGACAGCCCAATTAAGGGCTGACTCTCATTTAGACAGCTATTAAGCTGGTACAGCCATTACAAAGCCAGCTTCTGGGCGAACTGTCTTAACACCGTACAATGTATCTGCAGTGTAAAGGTTAGCCAAGTATTCTTGCTTGTACTGAGTCTGTGAACGAACACCAACTTGTTCAGCGTGAACCATTGTGTCTGTATGGAACAACAATGCAGCTTTGATGTCATCGCCAACTGAGTTGTTAGCAGCAGTTTCAATAACTGGACAGTTGCTTGATACGAATACATCGATACCATACAATGAACCAATCATGCCTGTCTGTGTACCACGACCATCAACGAAGTCTGTGCTGTTGTAGCGTGTGTTACCCAAGATAGAGTTACGAACTGATGGTGGAACAACAAACTTACGACCGTCCATTGGAACATCAGCGTCATCCATCTTCTGGATTAACTTACGGAAACCTTCGTCAGTGAATACATCAGAAGTAATAACTGTGTCTTCTGCGTATAATGTCAAACCGTTAGTTGCGTCAACATAGTAGCTGTTTGAGTGAGCCCAAGCAGATGAACCGTCACCGAAAGTCTTACCTAAAGCAAACAAATCATCATCAACTTGTTTAGCAAGAGCGTAACCAGCGTCTTCTGTGTAGAAAGAACGCAATGAAGCCAATGCTTGAACAGCTGCGATGTCCTCGATTAAACGAGAATATTCGTAGTGCTTGTTGATAACTACTTGTACTTCAGATTCTGTATCAGCCTGAATCTTAACTGCAGTAGCTGCTACTTTAGCATTTGCTGCACCACGAGTTGGCTTAGGAATATGAAGTGTGTCGCCTTTCTTACCACGGAAAGACATTTTACGAACTAAGTTAGCTAAAACCAAGTTCTTTTTGTAAGCTGCAATAACCTCATCACTCCAAATTTCAGGAATGAAGTTAGCTGCTTTAGTTGCTGTTACGATGGAACTCGAGGTTCCTGGGAATGTTTCTGCAGTTACTGCCATGATGTGTACTCCAATATAAGTTAAAAGTTAAATACTAAAATTACTTGACTCTGCCTGTTGCATACGCTTCCATGATTTCATCGGACATCTGCATATAACGGTCAGGGTCAGTCATTCTCAGTTTAATAAGGTCTGCTCTACGATATACTTTTCTACTTGCTTCACCAGAACCGCCTACATCAACACTAGCAGCTTTCATTGCTTGTTCTTGAGCTTTGCTTTCAGCTTTAGCTACTGATGTATTCTGTTGAACCTGTTGTTGCTGTTTGATTTGTTTAATCTCCTTATAGGTAGACAACAATTCATCAGCAGATTCAAAGTCATACTCAGCGTCAGCCTTAGCAAACAAGTTCAATCGAATTGCTGAAGATTTAACCCAGTCTTGGAAACCAGCATCTTGTGCGATAGTTCCAAAATCAGGATGTTTAGCTGCAAGTTGTTGTGCAGTTTTCATCTTCTTCATTTCAAGTGCAGCTTGTCTAGCTTCAATCACAGCAGGATGCTTCTCTACTGTTCTTGCGACAGCCTTGTTAGGGTCTGCAAAAAAGTCTTCTTCAAGCGATTCTTCAATCGGCTCTTGCTTAACTCTGTTATTACTTTCGAGTTGTTGTTTTAAAAGCTGGTCAGCGAGACTTCGTACTTCGTGAACCTCGTTTGCTTGACGACCGATGAGCTTTTCAGCTTCTTGGTGCATCCTTGCAATTTCAATAGCTGTTTTACCTTTATACTTCTCTGGTAATTCATCTACTGCTGGTTCTGCTACCGCTTCAGTAGGTTGTGCTACTTGAGCGTCTACTTTAGGGTCTTGTACTTGTTCTTGCTCATTACTTTCAAACAGTTCGTCTTGTTCTACAAAGTTTGCTGCCATTTAAAGTCTCCTGTCACCGAATCAAGTGATTTTAGGATTTATGTTCTAAGGCTCTTTCGAGGTATCTTAGGCTTGGTTTTGCTTGCGTTCTATTTTCAGCTTCTCTTCTCTGTTCCTAGCCCACTTATCATGTGCTGATACATACACTGGGTCTGTACCATCTAACGATATTCTAGGCATGGAAATGATACGATTAGCGTCATTGCCACAAGCATTACAGGGAACTACAGTTGTCTCATAACCAATGTAACGCTCTGTAATATGTCCAGCTTCGCACTGGAACTCAAACATCCTTTTACTCACTGCTGTCTCCCGACTGTAGTTGTTCAAAGGCTGCTTCTGATGCAGGTTTTAGATTAAGAAGCCAATTAAGCATATCTAATTGTCCTCGTCTAAGATGCAAGTCAGATTCTGTTTGGATTGGCATTACTTGATTGAGTGAATCGTACATTTTCTGCACATCTTCCATCAAATCCTGCCAACCCTGTGTTGCTGTCATTGAGAAACGATTCTCATAATAGCTTTGTAATTTACGGTCCATGTTTCTTTATCCTTTTAGGAGAAACTAGTTAATAGTGTTGTAATTCTACCACACTTTTGTTTAGTTTGTCAAGCGTTATTTGTATTTTTTTGCATTTGTAGCTCAACAATCTTGCCTTTGTTGTTGATATCCTTTTCTTTAAGCATCAAATCAGCTATCTTGGCTCGTTTTTCAAACTCTTTATCTTGGTTTTGACCTTCGATATTGGTTGAAAGTGAGCTGATAACCTTAGCTTTTAACTCTTCAGGCATTAATTGAGTCTCTACAGCAGTTTTCTGAGCTTCTGCTTGGTCTCTCATAGCTCTAGCCTGTAAAGAAGCTGTAGTGGCTTGAGATTGCTCAATTTGAAGCTGTTGAGCTGCTTGTTGCATCTGCTGTTGCTCAGGATTAGGTTGCATCATCTTGTCCAAAGCTACTTCCATCTCAGCTCTGTTAGACAAACTAGAGTTAGAAATGATACCTTTAAGGATTAGAGGTAATACAGGTGTATCAGGTCCAAGAGTTTGTAGCAAACCAATTAACTGTTGCTGTTCATACTCACGAGCCATAATACCTAAAGTAGCTGTAGGCATAAACTTCATGTCTACTGAAGGATAACGCTCAGGGTCAAACTGCATATAACGGAAAGCAGCTTTCTTAATCAAAGGAACTAAGAAGTCTTCTTGGAAGTTTGTAAGAGTACGCTTGTACTTCTTGATGATACCAGCCATCGCCATCGACATACCAGCACCAGTAGCGTCACGAGAAGCCTGAGACACCATACCTTGACTGTCTAAAGTGCCTGTAGCTTGTAGCAACATACGCTCAAAGTTCTGTGAAGTCTGAATGTTGTTTTGGTCGGTTTGTCCGAATTTAAACGGATATAGAATCTCTGAAGGAGAACCATTAGTTAGAATAGCTTTACCTGGTTTAACTTCAAATTTAGCACCTCTAGGAAGCCTTGTAGCGTCCATAGCAATCATAGGAGCTGTAGTTAGTGCTAATGAGTCTAAATGGCTACGAAGCTGTGCATCAATAGCTTTTTGCATATTGTATGCTTTTTCTACTGTTCCACGACCCCAGAAGCGATTAGGTACTGTATCGTCCTGATAAGCAACAACAGGACGGTCTTTCATCATGTACGGATTAGCTTCTGCTTTAAGTAACAAGCCATCATTCGCAATAACAATGATAGCTTCCACAAGGTCACTATAACTATCCGCAGTAGAATCTTCAGGAAATAAATCGACAACTTCTTCACCTTCGTTTTCAAGCTGTTCTAAGTATTCTCTAGGAACAAGACCATAATAAGTCAACAGCTTTACTTTATCGTCTTGATACTGCACAACCTCTTGTGTTACTTCTAAGTCATCGTCACTGCCTGTAGGACCGATATTAACCTTACGGTAGATACCTTTCTCCATACCTTCAACAACTTTGTGAATAGACACAAACTTCTCAATAGCAACACCCATAGCATCATCAACTGATGTAGCATTAGGGTCAATCAAGAAGTTCTTAGGGCTAACAGGAGTTACCTTAACACAGAAGTATTCTTTTTCAGTAACACCATACGCAGCTTGCGTAGAGCCTGGAATTGGTTGAGTAGAAGGGATGTATTCAACATCACTCTTAACCATAATCTCACCGATACCAGTACCGTAGATTTCAGCTAATAATTCAATCTGGTCTACAGACTTACGAATCTTTTGTTTTTCTAAATCTTCACGCAACAATGAACGCAATGCTTCGACATCCATCTTGTTACCGTTCATATCCATGACATCATCTTTAATGTCAAAGTATTCACCGTTACCGAAGATAGCTTCCATAATCTCAGCATGACGAGTCTCTACAGCTTGCTGAGTGGCAGGGCTGATTAAACGACTACGCTCTGAGTCACGAGTACGGTCCTGAGCTTCCCACTGACCACGGAAGATACGCTCATACTCTAACCAAGAGTCTAAGTAGTTCTGGTCTCTATGGTCTCTCCAACGGTCTGTATGGGAGACAACAAAGGATACTAGCTCTTTGTCAGAATCACTAGGTTCATCCCAGTCCTTAGTGCCTTCGTTTTTGTCCATCATTTGTGCCATTTAGTCTTCCTCTGTAGAATCTTTAAAAGGGTCAACATATTCTTCGCTGACAGTTTGTTCTTTAGCTTTCATTCTTTCATCATCTATTGGACCACCCATTTCTTGCTCATCACAAGTGCGAATAGGAGAACAAGTAATATCAAACTTAGTACAATAAGCTACTGGATGAGACTCAATGTCAGCCCATTTAGGTTTTAAAGGTAATTGTGAAGCTTTTAATTCATAAGCAGGACCATTAGCAATACAGTCTTGAATTTCTGTAGTGTTCACATAGTATTCACAGTTAGCACAAAGACGACCACGAGCATCGCCTTCTGCACAGTTCCACTTAAGAGCTTTTTGTTTCCAAAACTCTTCATTAGGTTGTCTGTGGTCTGCTGGACCTAAAACATGGTTCTCTATAGTATAGAGATGATTCTTTACATTCAGTTTATTATTCTGAAGTGGTAAAGGGCAATTATCTAGTTTTGAAATATCCATCAGTACCCCGAAATAACATCCATTGTTTCCCACTCGTCTCCACCATCATCATCGAAGTTATAAGATGTAACACATAACTGGTCAATGTATGACAGTGCATCAGGTAGGTCGTCATGTACTCCTGCAGTAGGAAACATTAAGAGTTGGTCAACAAACTCATCAAAGTCACCTTCACAGTTTAGAATTACTTTGCCATGCTCAAAGCGTCCTTGCAAAGACCAAATAACTCTATCTACTTTCTTCTTATTACCGTGCGTTAAGTCTTGAATATGTGCAAAACAGTTATGCTGTCTCATCAAGTTACTTAAGTACGGTAGCACAGCGTTCTTTAAAGCACCTCTCTCAATACCAACTGCTAGAGGTTCATACTGTGCAATATTCTTTAGAATCCTAGTTGCTGTTTCTTCAATGTCCCAACGACCAGACTCAATCTTATCTACAAACCAATCACCATCATCAGTGCACTTAACACAAGCAATGGCAGATTTATCTAGTCTACTCTTAGCTGCTGAAGCGTTCTTCGACACTCCCTCAAATCCAGCTAAGTCAATTGCAATGTACCAACTACCGTTCTTAGGTTCATCACCAAACTTAACCCACTCTTCTTTAAACAACCCTGCACCAGCATTGTTGAATGAAGACAAATATTCTTGGTTGAAAGCAAAGCTTGATAGTGTACGCTTTGCAGCATCAATCTCTTTAGGGTCAATAGTTTCATTGTCCGCAGTGGTGAAGTGCCAAGACTTCCACTCATCATCCTCACCACTTTGTCCTAACTGATACCAGTCATAGAAGTGGTTTCTTCCTGATGGTGTAGAGATGAACATAGCTCTACCTTTTTTATCAGACAAAGCAGCACGAAGAACTCTTTCCCAAATCTCTGCTTTAATAAAAGCTACTTCGTCCATTACTAAGTATGTCAATGACACACCACGAAGAGAGTCAGGATTATCCGCACCACGAACTAATATCTTACGACCATTCACCAAAGTAATCTCTAGGTTGTTAATGTGTGCAGACTTAATAATTGGTCTACCTAACTCCATCAACAAATCCCAAATAATTGTCCTGGCTTGTCCGAGGGTTGGTGCAACATACATCACACTTGAACCTTCAGGACAGTTAATACCCTCAATCAACAAAGTAACAGCAGATAGTCTAGACTTACCACATCTTCGACCAGCAGCAATTACTTTAAATCGTGCAGTGTCTTTAAATAGTTCTTGTTGCCACTTCAGCAACTGAAAGTTCAACTCTGCCATTATTTCATTTCCACATCAGTGATACCAGTATCAATGACTTCATGCTCTTCAGTGGACACCGTAGG